CAACCCAATCCCTCTGAGGTTTCGGACAAGTGCGGAAGTGGGCCCACGACGGATTCGACGTGGGCACGCATAGCACGAGCGGTCTGCCAGTAGCCCTTCATATAGAACTGATTGGCTGTGGCAACCCAACCGATAACCTCCGAAGAGTCATGTCTGCCTGTTGGAGGCAAGTAACGAACATACGTCGGAGTGACGTCGTGTCCGTCATAAGCATCCACTCCGCAGGACTCTCTGAACTTCCCAGTCCAGAAAGACTTGCGTTGGTTCACCTTGAGACCTATCGATTCAAGGTAAGCACAGACAGTAGGTGCCTCGTCTGTAGGGACAAGAATATCATCCCCATAGACGTAAACGTCACGCGACATCTTCAAGACGTTGCGTGGCGTTAGACGGCATCTAGCATGAGTCATCCGACGGGCAACGATGGCTATAAAGAAAACCATCGCTTCCATCGGAAAACACAATGCTGAGCCCATCGACGCGAACTTCTTGACAGGGATCACCGTCCCATCAGGAAGTACGGCCCGCGTAGACCTACACGCCATAATCTGTTCCCTCAAGTGGGGGACAGACTCAAGCATGAGGTTTACGTGAGCAAGAGACACCCTGTCGCTGGCCTCCTTCATGTCGATCGTCGCAAGACGACCGTCACGAGAGGAAGCTAACGCCAAAGCTCCATTGATTGTCTGGTCTGAGAAATTGACCCGACCGCCAGTGTAGCGTCCCTTTTCTATAAGGGGAACGAGCTGTCGCAAAAGCCCCTGTTGCATGTATTGCATACAGACAGGCTCGATCGCGATAACTCGTGGTGTCTTCATCGTCTTAGGAACGAGAGTAACCCGAACAGGTTCCTCGTCCTGGGGCTCAATGAACTCGACTCGCTCTAGAGGACACTCTTCCTCACCAAGATTACGGACTGAAGCCAGTCCAAACTCGGTGAAGGGAAAGTGTCTCTCAAGACGCGTGTACCACTTGCGAAGCACGTACTTAGAGTTTCCAAGTACGCGCTCAACGGTGGTACCAGGTCCGTGTGCTGGATGCAGTCTGTCAAAGAGGTCTCCGAAAGGAAGGCCTTTAAGAACAGAAGTCCAAACCACGCCACTAACAAACCGAAACGCTCTAAGAGTGTCAGGGTCGTTTGTGGGCTCACCCGTGTCGAGTTCATCGTCAGTCTTCCGATACCCTGTTAGTGCTGCGTGTTTGCGCTTATCAACGCATTCACGGAGCACCTTCTTCTGCAGGTTACATATCTGCCGAATCGCTTGAATAGCATCAAGCGAAGGTGTCGGAAGCAAGATGCCGTCTAGACTGAATACTTGGACCAGGAAACCCCGAAGGAATTTGGGGAGACCGTGAGGATGCTTGCCAAAAGCAGGCGTCATCG